GACATAGGTCGCCAGTTAATGCCTTCACTCACTTGTTTGCAGGACTTATTAGTTATCAAATCCGTGATGATAAACCTTCGTTACACCAATTGCTAAAATTGAATCCTTAACCACAGTTGGGGTTAATGAAAAGATCTTTTATTGAAACTATATTTTCGTCTATTAAGCTCTTAGGTACGCTAATACATCATAGACATAGGTCGCCAGTTAATGCCTTCACTCACTTGTTTGCAGGACTTATTAGTTATCAAATCCGTGATGATAAACCTTCGTTACACCAATTGCTAAAATTGAATCCTTAACCACAGTTGGGGTTACTATACCGCTACTACCGCCTCCAAAAGGTATTACTTGCCATATTCCCGTGCTGGTTAGATTCTCAGTTAGATATATCAGTATTACTTCCCCGGGAATAATTACGTTAGTTAGCGGCGTTCCGTCATTATATAAGAGGGTAAAGTCTTTTTGTCCGACATTATTAAACAATAGGCTAGTACCGGTTTCTACAGTATTGGCAGGCGGCAAAGTAATTGTATATGCATCATTTTCAGAAATTACATTATTAATGTCACTAGCAATCTCCCCTTCAGTGCGGGGATAAGGCCAGGATAGTTTAATGTCGCTATTTAGTATGATTTTAGAATAAGACATAATATCCTACATTGCCCTATCTGAAAAAGGCATAACCGGATTGTAGATATCGGTCTGTACTTTTTGCAAAGTATCTCGCATTACTCTTACGGCTTTTTGTTCATAATATTGCTGCTCTTTAAGCCCGTAACGTTCATCACGAGCTAAAACAATAGTATCACCGGTAGTAATACAATCATTTTCCGATCTTAAATTTCCTCTATAAGTACGTTTGTTTTTAAGCCTATCAGGAGATACGATATACCACTTCTTTGCTAAGAGTCTGTTAATACGTTCAGGGCTATTAAAGGCAAAGTAATATTCTTCCCCTGGTTGCATTATTTCCTCGATTAAAGCTTTAAAAGTACAGGTTGAATCAGTGAACATCAAATCAAAATCATTGTTTTCAAGATCATGCTCCCTGATATCTCTATCAACAGATAGAAATTCATTATTTTTGTCTTGTTTATATTTAATTGCCATTTTTTGACCTCATTTCTTTGTTACGTTGATCTAGAAGCTCCCGGTATCTTTCATAAGACATACCAAAAGCAAGTGCTGCCTTTTTCTCTCTCTCGCTTAATTCCCTTGTTTTTGGATCAGGCACTCCCTCCATAGGAGTCCGACTACGGACTGCCCCAAAATGTTTGGCAGGAGTTGTAGTCGTATCCTGTGCCTTTAAATTATCGATATACTCATCTATCATGCTGTAATAACTACCAGAACCTATTAGATGTTCCTTATTGGTAGTCTGGTATTTACGATCCAGCTTTCTAATAAATGATAATACCTGACCTGCCAGCTTTTCATCGTACTCGGGGGCGTTTCTATCTACTTCGGGATTACTTTCAAGCCAGCTATATAATCTATCCTCATATTCTCTAGCCCGAACCTGATTAAGATGTTCTTCGGAATATTCTTCTTTAGGAAAACTTGCTATTCTAGATGCTTCATTTAAGGCATGCGTTGCCTTTGAAATATCCGCAGTAGCTCTGCTAACCCCGGCAGCATCCCCGCTTTCTAGTGCTAACTGTAACCTTGCCTGAGCCATTTCAAGTTCGCCGGCAACATTGTTCTTATAATGGGTAGAACCGGTATTTATAGCTTGACGGAGCATTTATTCCATTTGCAGTTTTTCTTGCTGTAACTGTTCTAAACGCTCGGCCATTGCTGCCTTTTCTTCACGTTCTTTTTTTAATTTAGACCAGTATTTTTCCTTGTCTTTATCAGGCGTAGACGTTTTAGTAGCTTTTTCCTCTAGCTTTGTGGCATCCTCGGGAATATCGCTTTTATCGGCATTGCTATCTAGCGCTTGTATATCTTCTTCTGGTTCTTTAACAGCGGCTTGCAGTTCTTTATCATCACCATTCTCGTCCTTATTTTCAGTTGCTTCTTTTAAAGGTGGAATAGCAGCGTTTAAGTCGCTTGTATTTTCAATATCTATTTTAAACATATTCTTACCTTGATACTTTTGATGGATTATCAACTAGTAGCTTGATTTTAAAATCCTCTACCATAATTATCGGCTCACCCTCATATTTTGACTGCAGAGATGAACCACGGGGAAATATGACCCAGTCTCCCTCTTTTACATAAGGACCGCTTGGAAACTGATCGCCCTTGTAACTATCTGGGCCAAGCTTTAATACCATGCCGACCATTGAGTTGTATTCTAAATCATCTTGGACGGCGCTCGGTGGTTTTATAATTCCCCCTCTTGTAACTTCTTCAACAGGAGGTTTGTAAATAAGAATTAATACATTGATTCCGGTAACGCCAATATTCTTAAATCTCTCTATCATTGCTTCCTTATTAAAGCTTTGGAGATCAATTCCTTTGGTTTTAAAATCTTCCGGTTTGTAATTGATGTGAGTTTCTGCCTCAAAGATTCTATCTTTACTTAAAGCAGAATGGGTACTATCATACATATGATTTGCCTATTAATTAAAGGTTAAGTTGGTGAATTAATGAGGGTATTTAGATTTCGAAGCCTTAAATATCCTCAGTCACAAAATATAGAAACGTCAATTAGTCATTGTTATTTACCTCTATTATGTGTCTGTTAAACAGTTCAAGGGCTATATCAAGACCGGCAATTACCCCGACATGATACTTGTAATCCTCAAGCGTAGAAATTAATGCAGGATCACTTAAAATGTTCTTGTACCTATCAATCTCAGCTTCAATATTTCCTATAACTCCGGAAGTAAAAGAGCCTCGGCTATAGATATTATTTCGGTTAATTCCAATCATTTACCGCTCCTTCCCATATTTCTAAGCTTTACTGTCGCGCCGCTTTTTGTAGCAACGTCTTTTCTGACTTTAGCTGCTCCACCGGCGGCATATTTATTGCAAGTTATGTCTTTTTCTCTGGCTCTCTCTTGCATTTGGCGAGTAGCGAACTCTCTTTTTTGTCTATCCATAAATGATCTCCTCTTGTGTTGGTGTTGATGAAATTTGTGACCGTAGCGCTTCTACTTGTGCCTTTAACTCAGCTTCTTTTGCTTTGTACTCAAGCTTTAGTAATTCAAGCTCGTTCTTAGTACTCATTTCCTGTTCCTTAGTTAGCGTGTCTATTACTTTTTCTTTCTCGTTTAGCTCGATCTTTAAAAGTTCAATTTGATATTTCTGCTCGGCAAGCTGTTGAGCTTCAGACACTTTTAACTCGGCTAAATACTTCTCTTGCTCTAATTTTGCCTTATCAAGTTCAATGTTCACTTGGGTCTTATAGCCGTCAGCTTCAATATTTAAATGAGCTAGCCGTTCCTTTGACTCTACTTCCAGTCTTCGCTGCTCAATATCTGCAATCTGTACCTGCAGAGCTGGGTCTATAGGTTGCTCCTGCTGCTGCTCCTGCGAGATTTGAGGAAGTAGTATCTTATCAATATCGTTGATACCGAGTGCCTGATATACTTTTAAATACACCTCTCTCATGTTATGTAGTTCAGGATTGCTGCTAGCTAACTTTAAAATACTTTCTGCCTTGATTATTCGCTGCGTAGAAGATTCAACAGATGGATCAGATACAGGGATTACTTTTAAACTCTCTTTATTTAAAGGTAGTGATGGCAGGTTGAACATTTTATAAAAGAGTTGTAGCTCTTCACTAAAACTACTATGGACTGTTCTCATTATTGCCGATTGCATCCGATTTGATACTTCAAGCAAAGCAATAGTAGTACCGACAGGCGTATTCTGATTATTCTCTGCTAACCCCGCTTCTGTTGTAGATGCTAGCTCCTGTGTCTGAGCAGTTATCCGATTAATATATTCAAGCAAAGCTGGTGAGGGCCCATTATAAGGAAGAGGCATGATTGAATCACGGAGCGACAAATTACCCGTTTCAACAGTTACGAATTGCCCGGGTAATATCGTTAAATCATTATTGGTAGTCTTTATTCCCTTGGACTTCATACCTCCCGGGAAATTCTGGAAAATAGCTGCGTCAATTGCCATTTGCTGCATGGAAGTTAAGCTCTTTGAATTAGAGCCGAGGATTTGAGCAAGACCTAATCCAAAAACATCAAACCCGGGGAATAAATTATAATGAATAAAGCAGTTAATCCGTGTTCTGGTTGGATCGTTTTCATCCCAGTTTGGCGTAAGTGATACGATCTGATTAGTAACCCCGCATCTGGTAATAACATAAGGTAGTGGTATGCTGTAATCCTCAAGCGAAGAGCTATCATCAAAAAAATCATTTAAAACCAGATATTCGTGTGTTTCATAAAAGGGAAAACGGGAACCGGTCGGATCAACCTGTTTTTGCTGCGTTTCATCCTTTGTTTCTTCGCTGTCACTACTACCTATATTATCTAACCCGAGTTATGGATAAGGGATAGGTGAAGAAAAAGATATGAGTGTTATTAATCCTTAAGTATTATAGTTTTAGACAAACAAACTAAGGATTAATAACATGTGTAAGTATACCACAATTTA